GATCTAGGCTGTCGATTTGATCTAGCCCCAAGCCGGATAACGCTTCGTTGACCGCGGCAAGTTGCGCCGCCCCTTCTTCGGACGCAGAGAACGTGGCGCGCTGTTCTTCGCTCATCGCTTGATAGTCTGTTGCGATTTGCTGGACTTGCGTTTGCACGGTCTGCATTACTTCCGCTTTTGCGGCAAGGTCAACGATGTCAACAGCCTGCGTCTTTTCGCCCTCGGTGATGTAGTCCGTCTGGGCGTTCAATGCGTTGAGCGCCAGGACAGCATCATCAAACATCTTTCTTCCCGCTTCGTCGAGCGTTGCGTAGCTTGCAGCAACCTCTTCGAGAGACATGCCCGCAAGCTCCGTGCCTTGGAACGTCCATCCTTCTATAAGGCTTTTTTGGTTCTGGTACGTTTGAACGATGGCCGCGTTTTGGCGTTCGTAGTCGGCTTGATACGCTGCCGCCTGTTCGTCGGAGTAGCCTTGGTTCGAATTTACAGATTCGATGGCTCCCGCGAAAATGTCGGTGTCGCCCGGCTTCCATTGTCCCCAACTAAAGGTTCCAAACAGCATTTCCGGGCGTATCGAATCCATATTTATCGGGCCAGCTCTATCCCCGTAATACCCCTTATAGCTAGAAATGATGCCCTCGCCGCCCTCCATAAGAGCGTCTAAGTCGATGTCTCCGGCGTTATATTGGCCGAGCAGAAGTTTGCGCTGTGTTTCAAGTTCGCTCAGGAACACCTTCTCATCGAGCTGCGCTTCGCCATCCGATACATACGTTTCGTATGTCTGCCTAGCCTGTTCACGGTTTTCCAACGCCTGCGGAAGCAACTCCATGTCGGTATTTGCTTTGGCCTGCGCTTCGTAAAGAGCAGCTTCTGCCTGTATGCGAAGCTGTTCTTTGTAGGCCTCGAAATACTCCGGCGTGATACGCCCGGCATCCACGTCCGCTTGCGTAAAAACGCCGCCGCTCGTATCAACAAGATGCCCGTAAAGTTCTTGAAGCTCTGCGTTCATGGCCTCTATGTCTTCGGTTTTCATTGATTCCTCGGACATAGCAACGTTGATCATGGCCTGCTTGTCGCCGATCTGGTTAAGCAGCCTTACAACATCGTTGATGTCTTCTTCGCTCATTCCGGCTTCCGACATCTCTGCCGTGATCTCCGCCTCGCGGCTGTCGATTCCTTCCAGTTCCGCCGTGAGCGCGGCTATTTCCTCTTGCGTAAGACTTTGCCCGCTCAGGGTAAGGATGATTTCGGCTTCGAGGTCGGATATGGAATTGTAGGAGCGCTGCAAGTCCGCGAGTTCCTGCTCAGATAAACCATCTTCTGCCATTCTTGCCGTAATCATCGCTTTGCGGTCTTTGATGCTCGAAAGGGCATCTTCGTAAGAAGAAACTTGCTCCGGGGTCATTGAAGCGCCGCTGAGTAAGATTGTGATTTCCGCCCGTCGCGTGTATATCTGCGAAAGTTCTTCCGTGTAGTCGCTTATCTGTTCGGGCGTTAAGCTGCTTTGAGACATTATGGCCTCTACCTGTACCTTTTTATCCTCTATGCTGTCTAGCATGTCTTGGACAAATTGTACGGTCTGCGGGTTGTCTTCGCTGCTCTCTATTTTCAGTTGGAGTTCCTTTACGGTGTCGAGCGTATCGGAAAATTCAACGTAAGAGCGGGTTGCGCTTTTGTACCCCTCGATGGCCTCCGCTGTCGCTGTGCTGGAACGTTCGAGCGCCCAGCGCTGTTCTTCCTGCGCATCGTTGTAGGCCTTTACGCCAATAACCACGGCGGTAAGGGCCGCGGCTGCGACCCATCCCCATCCGGGGATCGCTGTAAGCGCGGTCTTTAGGCCGCCCAGCAGCGTTGCTGCCTTTCCGATGCCCGCTGCTGATGTTGCGGCTTTTGCGCCAACGGACGCGACGGCGGGGGCCGCAGCAGACGCCGCCGCTCCCGCGCCGGAGAACGCCGTTTTAAGCGCGCCGATGGTCTTGGCGATTCCAAAACCGCCTTGCCCGATCTTAAACGCACCAAATCCAAGAAGGCCCGCTTTAAGGCCACCGGGCATTTCATCGAATATGTTCCCGATGTCAAGGCCGCCGAGGAAGGAAGAAACAAACGTCTTTCCTGCCTCTGCGCCCGCTTTTGCAAGCCCCGTGATGTTTAGCCCTTCAAAGTCTATGTCCTTGCCCTGTATCGCCGCAAAGATGCCGGTGATGATGCCGTTGAGCAGTTCGCCTGCGCCCTCGCCAAAGTCCGCCAGCTTGCCAAGCAGTATTCGCTCTCCGCCGCTCGACCACCATTCCTCGAAAGGCTCTGCAATGATCTTGTCCCAAGCTACAAAGAATTTTTCGGCAAAACCGTCTGCGTTTTGGTAGTCGTCGCTGCTGAATACGCCCGAAATAAACTCTTTAAGCTCCCCGGCCTTTTCCACGCCTGCGTCAATCATATCTTCCAGCTTCTGCTGGATGATAGGAATCTTCGTGGTGAGCCACTGTACCGCAGAGCGGAGATATGGGTCGAGCTTTTCCATGAGTTCCAGCTTTGCCGTTTCAACTGCGCCGCTCAATTCTTCCATGTCGCCCGCAAGGTTATCCA